CCAAAAGTTTCGTGTCCCAGTGTAGATTTTAATTCAGATAAAGTCATGATGATATAGATTAGATTAATACTCTGAGTTAGTGAGGGTTTTTTGATAGTAATTTACCGCCAAGAAATTCCCTTTTAGCATTTAGCCCTGGGGGGCCTTGTACTTGCTATAACTTAGTGGGGGTCTTGAGTAGGGAGGATCACACTTACCAAATTTAAACCCTACTCTAAAATTTTAAAAAATTTTTATAACTAAAATACCTTAGTATTAAATATTATTATTAACTTTGCTAAATATTAATCTGAACACTATGGCAAAGACTCTATCTCAAAGAGCTAAAGAATTAAAGGAAGAGACTCCAGAAAGCCTTAAGAATAGTTATCCTTTATATCCTATTGTAAGGAGAGAAGTTACAGACAATGGTATTGAGTTTAGCACTTTGGTTAGAAAGAGATATGATGGTAAATACTATCTTATTCCCATGAGATACGCTGACCCTGCAGAAGCCAAAGCTATTCATGGCATTCACTCTAATGTACATAGGTATCTTATGTTAGGAGTATTGAACAGGCAAGATGTAATTGACAATGATCAGATTAATGAAGTACAAAGATTAACTAATGTAAAATAATATATCATGGCAGAAGATCAAGGAAGTTACAACATAGAAGCAAGTTTTATAATTCAAGAGAATATAATTCCCCCAAGTTCTGTTGTAATGTCAGGTAATGAATTAAGAGATTTGTATGTTAGTAAAGCTTATGCAAGTCAGATTGTAGATTGGGTAGATGGTGGAACCGACCCTAATACTATACCCCCTGAAACAGTTAATACATTAGTTCAAGGATGGACTGCAGAGTCTGAGACTGTGTATTCTGGGTTAGGTGATTATACAGTAAAATTACTAGATGATGAAGGTAACCCTGTACCTATAGGGAGTGAAGTTAGTTTTATTGTAGAAAATGAAAATCTTCCTGTACACCCTGCTTGTTCTGATAGGGTAGTTGTAATACAGATTTGTAATGAGAATAATATCACTGATGATAATTTTGATATTTATTTGAATGGTACTTACATTGGGGCAGTAGATTTGTCTGCTATGGCTCAAGTTGGTTCTGTATTTATAGCTAGTGAAGACCCTGCTTTAACTATAAGTTCTTCTGATTTTGCTTGTCCTTTAGTTGGAATGGTAGTTTATAGATTTAACCCTGATTTAGTTCTTTTAAATAACACCCTTCAAATGGTAAATACTCAAGATAATGGATCTGGAAATCTTGGGACTCTTGGGGTTAGGAATTATTTGTTAACAGATACAACCTTAAGTGCTCCTTGTGTCATTGCTGACCTTACTTATGACCCACCTCCTGGAGAAAGCATTACTTTGAGTTTTACATATACACAATGTTGTCCATAAAAAATAAGATATGAAGATAATACAAAAAGGAATTGTTGGGTTAAAAGATGCCCAATATTATATTTATCACTTGAGCATTATTAATCCTTTTTTACCAATAGAACTTACTCCAAAAGAAAGAGAGGTTCTTGGTACATTTATGTCATTTAAAGGGGAACTTGCTGAGAAGGATAGGTTTGGCACTACATTTAGAAAGGAAGTAAAGAGTATACTTTCTATGTCAGATGGTGGATTATCTAATCACATCTCTTCTCTTAAGAGTAAAGGTGCAATCAGAGAAGATTTAGGAGGAATTATCCAGGTTGCTGGTATACTCCTTCCTGAAGAGAAACAACAATTTTATCAATTTAAAATAGTACAAGAGTAATGAGATTATTAAATGCCGATTTAATTGAAGAGTACTATCAAGCTATAAGAGGGAAGTACCCTGATCTTACAAAGGAACAATGTATTGAAGTTTGTTCTGCTCCTTTTATTGAAGTAAGGAAAGGAATTGAATCTGGTACATTTGTTAATATAAGGTTACAATTTTTTGGTACATTTGTATCTTATCCAAAGAAGTTAAATTATCATTTACAGGTCTATGCTAAAATGTTTAAGGAACAAAGAATAGCTCCTTTAAATTATTTTAAAAAGAAAGAACAACTAGAGTCAGCTATTAAACGAAAAGAAATAGAAAATGAAAGCAAAAGTAAATTATAAAAACATTAAAGCTTATATTCAAGGGCACTTAAGAGAGAAACTTTTCTTTAGTAAAAGGTTTAATTGGTTACTTCCTTTACATGTATTCGAGCAGATTAATTATAGATTATTTGTTATGAATAAAGATTGCTATAATAATGGAGAGTGCATACATTGTGGATGCTCTACTCCTGCACTTCAAATGGCAAACAAGACTTGTGATGCAAAATGTTATCCTGTAATGGTAGATGAGACTGATTGGTGGATTTACAAAAGAGAGTATAATATTGAATTTAAGTATTGGGATATAAGAAAGTCAAGAGATTTTGAATTAAGAATAACACACCATAAAAACTTTTAATATATGAGTCACTGGGAAAAATCAGAAATTAATTTAGGGATAATAAAAGCAGGATCTCCTAAAAAAATAATCTTTAAATCTTTAGAAAGTATACCTACAATAAAATTAATACTACCTTATTGTGGATGTACTGCAACTAAATACGATGAACAAACCAAAGAATTAGTAATTACTTATAGTAATTCTAATATTCCTGATCAAGTCCAAGGGGCCCAATCAGTTACAAAAAGAGTTGACATTCAATATGAAGATGGAACAACAGAAATACTAACTATTAAAGCAACAAGGATTAGATAATGGCAAATAAACTCACTATAGCAGACTATGTAAGACTAGCTAAGGCTAATCCAACAGTAGAAAAAGAATTTGAGTACTTTAAGGAGTACATTTTTAACAGAACTTTGGTTTGGGAAGGGGTAAAAAACCCTAAAGCTGGAGGAAGCCTTCACAATGTTGCTGGAGATTCTGGAGGTTGGACTCTTTGGGGTATTGCCTACAACTCAAACTCAGAAATGTTTAAAAACTTTGATGATTTTAAGGATACTACTTATGAAGAAGCTGCGGCACTTGCTTACACTAAATATTACAGAGCAATTAATGCTTTTATACTTCCTCTTGAATCTAGGCTTATGTATTTTGATACTGCTTATAATATGGGAAATGCTAGAGCTATCAAAATAATGCAAGGTTGTGCAAAAGTTCCACAAGATGGGATTATTGGCCCTGCAACTAGGGAGAAAATGCTCCATGTAACTGAAGAGTGTTTATATTTAGCTAGAAATACTACTTATAATAGTCTTGTTAGAGCAAATATTAAACTAAAAAAGTTTTTAAAAGGCTGGTTAAACAGGTCAATAGCAATCTTTAAAGTATAAATTATGCTACCAATTGAATTAGAAATTTACTTCAATACAGATGAGACTGATAACCTAGAAAAAATGGGTTTGACTTCTCATGTAACTAATTGTGAAACAAGATTAATGACTTTCTTTAAGATAGATGCCATAGGGATAGCCAAAGAACCTGATGGTTTTGAGTATGGTATAATCTATTCAGCAGCTGATAACTTTGCTAGTGTACTTACTTATCAAGAGTTAAAACAATTGCTTAATCCTCAACAACAAAGTATATGAGTTTACTATTCACAGTGGAAAGCAAAGTAGTTTCTCCTACAACACAAGTTTTACTTATACCTCCATTCAAAGAAATATGGGAGAGAGATAAATCTGCAGATAAAAGGTATGCCATTGAAGACTTTAGTTACATAGAGTTCATGGCTTCTATTCAGAAAAGTAACCCTTATTCAGGATACTCTGAAGACCAAAGACCTGATAAGATTATTAAGGATATAATTACAAGAGCAGAGTGGGACCAAAAAGATCCTTTACTTCTTCAAGGTATTGCTAAGTTAAAAGAGTTTCAAGCTGAAGCTTCAGTAACTTATAATTACTATATGGCAGCTAAATCAGCTGCTGAAAAGATGCAACAGTTCTTTATTGGATTTAGTATGAATGATGTTAATCTTAGAACAGGTGCACCAATCTTTAAACCTAAAGATATAACCTCAGCTTTAAATGATACTTCTAGGGTACTAGAAAACTTAAATACTCTTAGAGAAAAAGTTGACAATGAGGTATTTGAAGAAGTAAAAAAGAAAGGACAAAAGATAGTTAGTCCATTTGCAGACCCAAGTAGTTTAAAATAAATGATTACTTTTACACTTTAATATTAACTTAAAAATTAATTACTATGGCAAATTTAGCTAGCATGTTGGATGATGAAAAATCAGAAGGAAGATCTTCTGCATCAACAAAAGGTACAAGAGGGACTATTCCTGCTTTATTGTTTAAAGCAAGAACTGATGCTCATTTAACTCATCTTAGACAAAAGGATAAAACTTTTGCAACTCATAATGCTATGAGTATTTTTTATGATGAAGTATTGGATTTAATTGATACTTATGTTGAGACTTCAATGGGTATTGATGACAGTTTTACTCTTGAAGAAGTAGAAGAGTCAGAAGTAATTACTAATCCTTTGGCTTACTTTAAGAATCTATACAATACTATTTCTGTAGCAAGAGAGGTTGTTAAAGAATCTTTTATTCAAAATCAGATTGATACAATGCAAGAACTTATTGCTCACACATTGTACAGAATTAAAAATATTGTAACATAATATATGAGTCAATTAAATTCAATTAGAAATCCTGATGGGATTTGGATTAATGCAGAAGTCTTTAGAGAAGAAGCTAGGAAGTTTCAGAAGTATGGGGCATACTGTCTAGATCCTTGGGGTTCTCCTGATTGGTTTACTTATTGGCAAGAACAAAGAAATAGGATTATAAATGGTTATTCTGTGGGAGGAGTTAAAGTCACAGGAGACCATTATTTCTATCTAAACTTCTGTCCTATTTTAAAGGTAGAAGACATGAATGCTAAAAAATCTGCTAAGATTACAGATTTTCCAGATTTCTGGGATGGAGATTATAATTACTTTTGGTCTAGAGAAATTGCCTTTAATGGCATAGTTGATGGATTAGGTATACCTGTAGAAGAATCTACAAATCTTTCTGAGTTATTTAAAGGACTTCAATTAGAAGTTAATATAGATGAAGCTTATCTAAATGGTGGGTATAACCTTATTGTGGGTAAGTCTAGAAGGAAAGGATACTCTTATAAGAATGCTGCTATTGCAGTTAAGAATTATCTATGTTATCCTAAAGCACTTACTATATTTGCTGCTTATGAAAAGAAGTTCCTTTATCCTAAAGGTATTTACACAATGGCTTCTAACTACCTCAACTTTATTAATGCTAATACAGCTTGGGTTTATCCTAAAGATGTTGTAGATAAAATGGACCACGTTAAGGCTTCTACTATTGAATACAGAAATGGTGTAAAGGTTGAGACAGGATTTATGTCTGAGATAATGGCACTTACTTTTAAAGACAATGCAGATGCCGCAAGGGGTAAAGATGCAAGAGATGTAATCTTTGAAGAGTCTGGAGCCTTTGGTACTCCTGGATTACTTAAGAGTTCTTATGCTGCCACTCAAGATTGTGTAATGGGAGGAGCAATTAAAACAGGAATGATTACTGTCTTTGGAACATCAGGAGATATGGAAGGTGGTACTGCAGATTATTCTGAAATGCATTCTAGCCCTCTTAGGTTTGGTATGTTACCTTTTAAAAACATTTGGGATGAAGATTCTGAAGATATGAAGTGTGGTTTCTTTCATCCAATTACTTGGAATATGGAAGGTTACTATGATGAACAAGGTAACTCTGATATTGAAGGAGCTAAAGCATTAGAACTTGCTCAAAGAAAACTTTTACTAGATAATGGTGCTACTTCTGCAGATATTCAAAAGAGAATGCAGGAGAAACCTTTGGGACCATTTGAAGCTTTTGGTATGGTTAGTATTAATAACTTTCCTGTACTTGAATTAAAGAGACAACTTGAAATAGTTAAAGCAAAGAATCTTCATATGATTATGGGGACTCCTGTTAAACTATTCTATGATTATGAATCTAAAAAAGTTAAAGCAGAACCTATACTTGATGGGTCAGCTAATGTAATTTATAGAATGAAACCTGACAATACTTCTTTAGAAGGTTGTCCTGTTATCTATGAATATCCTGCTGAAGTTCCTCAAAGAAATGCTTACAAAATAGGTTATGACCCTTACAGACAGGCACAAGGTACTTCTCTTGCTGCTGTCTATGTGTATAAGAGTGTTATTATTGGAGATAGAACTAAAAGAATAATTGTTGCAGAATATGTAGGTAGACCTGGAGAAGCAGATGATGTAAACTACATTTGTAGATTATTTGCTGAGTTATACAACACTACCATAATGCATGAGAATGAGGTAACTCATGTTAAAGACTACTTCAGAAGAAGAAAACAATTACACTATCTAGCTTATCAACCTGATGAGGTTATAAAGAAAAATGTTAAGAATTCTAAAGTAAATAGGTTATATGGTTGTCATATGATAGACCAACTTAAAGATGCAGGTGAAAAGTATATTAAATCTTGGTTGTTAGAGACTCTTGATTTTGATGATGATGGTATGCCTATTAGAGCATTAGATCAAATCTATTCTATTGGACTATTAGAAGAGTTAATTAGTTATAATAGAAAGGGAAACTTTGATAGGGTCATGGCACTTATGCAAGTTATGTTTCAAGATCAAGAAGACTTACATGGAAAAGAATACCAACCAAAATCAAAAGGAAATGCTAAAGCAAAACAACTTTTAGATATGATGGGAACTATGTATTCAAAAAATAATGGTAGAAATGCTCTACAGTCATTAAAATAATTATTACTTTTGTGGATACTTATCTTTTAAACAAATGAATCAACCAGTTACGCAACCCAAGTCATATTCTACTGAGAGACTTAGCAGAAGAGAAAAGGAAGATAATAACTTTCTTTGGTACAGAGAAAAGATTGACATGTATGATACTAAAGCCAACTTCTTATCTATTGGATATGGAGGGGTTAATGAGTATAAAAGAATGAGGGTAAACTATGACTTGTTTAATAACATCATAGACCTTTCTGACTTTGCTTATGTGGCTACACCTTATGGAGCTGATCAGGGAGAAATGCCAGCTCAAATGGCAAATAGAGATATTTGTTCTTATAGAGTAAAAGCTTTAATTGGTATGGAAATGAAAAGACCTTTTGGTTATAGAGTCATTGCCACTAATAAAGAAGCATCAAATAGAAAAGTAGAAGAAGAAACTAAAAGAATAACTG